ACATTAAAAGGCGGTGGCAGGTATCGGCAACGGGTTTTTCCGCAAGATCGAGCGGCGATCCAAGCATCCAAGAAAAGTTTGCTGACGCTTGCCCAACATTACGGTATGACAGTAAGTGATATCGGCAAAATCAAGCGCGCCCCGATGCAATATGATCTCTGAAAGGAATTAACATGGCAGGCATCAGGGACAACCTCGCACAGCAGGATTTCGAGCCGATCAAGCGCCCTCCCACGCGCAAGATCCCAGGCTTCGATAGCGATTCCGATTTCCTGCATGACATGCGGGCGAAATACGAATGGGGCTATGGCTTTAATGAGCACAACGTCCTTGCGGGCAAGGAAGATGCTAAATTCGTCGTTGGGAACCAATGGGACCCCGTCGTCGAGCAGCGCCGCAAGGATGCCCGCAAGCCCGTCCTGACCTTCAACCGGCTCGTGGCTTTCATGGCTCAAGTCGTCGGCAACCGTCTCATGAACGAGACGGAAATCCGCGTGTTTCCGGACAAGGCGGGCACGAAGGAAATCGCGGAAATCCGCGAAGGCATCATCCGCTCGATCTTTAAGAATTCCCATGCCGACTTTGCGCGCGACGAAGCCGCGAAGTATCAAGTCGTCGGCGGCGAAGGCTATTTCACTCTCAACATGGAATACGAGAGTGATGACGTATTCGAGCAGCACCTTCGCCTCGGTGCGATCACCGATCCCTACTCGACCGTGCTCGATCCGCTCTCGATCGAGCCGAGCGGCGCGGATTCACAGTGGGCCTTTGTCGGTGACGATATCCCGCAGCAGGAATTCAAGAAGCGTTGGCCTTGGGCCGCAGAAGTCAGCTTCCTCGGAGAGAAGCGCTGGAACCAAAGCGGTTTCTGGCTGAGTGAGGACACCGTCCGGATCGTGTCCTATTGGCGCATGGTCACGGAAGGCACCAAGACGCTCGCGCTCTACCAAGACGGAACCGTCCACGACGTGACCGAAATGGAGGAATTCGAGTATCTGAATTTTGTCGAGACGCGCAGCGACGGAAGCCCCTATACCCGCGAAGTGCCGAACCGCTTTGCGCGCCTGTATGTGTGTTCTGGCAACGCAATTCTCGAAGGCCCATATGACTATCCGATTTCATCCATCCCTGTCTATCGCGTCCCCGGCTGGGAACTCAACGACGGCGACAAGGTCCATCGCTGGGGCTTGATCCGGTTCCTGAAGGATCCGCAGCGCCTTCACAATTATTGGCGCTCGACCGTTGCTGAACAGCTTGTCGCCGCCCCGCGCAACAAGTGGCTTGCGACACCGGATTCGGTCAAAGGCCACGAAGCGCGCTGGCGCCGTGCGCCGACAAGCGACGATCCGTTCCTGTATTACAACGATGGCGAAACCCAGCCGCAGCACATTCCGCCGCCTGGGATCGACGCCGCGCTCGTGAACGAAGCCGCGATCTCGACACAGGACATGAAGGATATTTCCAATATCCACGAAGCTGCGATGGGGATGCCGAGCAACGAAGTTTCGAAGGTCGCGATCCAGCAGCGTCAGATGGTATCCGACGTGGGCACATTCATTTACGTTGATCGGCGCCGCCTCGCCGACGAGCGTTGCGCGAAGAACATCAACGAATTGATCCCCTATATCTACGACACGAAGCGCACGCTTGCGATCATCGGCCGCGACGATAAGAGCATTGTCGCCACGCTCAACGATCCGACCGATCCCAATTCGGATATGACGCTCGGTAAATACGGCGTGACCGTTAGCGTCGGCCCTGCCAGCGAAACCAAGCGCACGCTCGCGAACGAGCAGATGATGGCCTTCGTGAACGCGATGCCGCAATCTGCCGCGGTCGTCATGGATCTCGTCGCCGAAGCGCAGGATTGGCCGAAGTCGGGCGAATTCGCAAAGCGCTTCAAGATGATGCTGCCTCCAGGCACAATTCCGGCCGACGAAATGACGCCAGAACAGCAGCAGGCCGCGCAGATGCAAGAGCAGATGGGCGCAATGCAAGCCGAACTCGAAAAGGCGATGGCCGAAGCGGAACTTGCGGGCAAGCAGGCCAAGGCCGCAAACGACGAAGCCCGAGCCCGCCTTGCTGAAGCACAGGCTTACAAGGCGATCATGGACGCGCAAAGCCGCGCTGCCGACGTGGACGCGAAGAACATGGAACGGGAGGCCAAGATCGATGATATGGAATTCCGCGAAGTGATGGATACCCTAGACCAGAACAATCGTCTTGCCGCCGAAGATCGGGACTTCGACGAAAGGGTGCAAGAACGCCAAACCCGAAATGCTACTACCAACGGAGAACAGAACAATGATTGATCCAGATAAGGCCGCAGCCGACTTCGAAGCCTTCGCCAATGCTGGCGAAGTAGAAGTTGGGAAAAGCGATATCATCGACCAGCCGGAAGAAAAGCCCGTCAAGGCGCGCAAGCCGGCGAAGCCCGCCGAGCCTGAGCCTGAGCCTGAAGATCAGACCGACGACGCCGAAGATGATGGCGTCGAGGAAGAAATCGACGACGCCGAAGATGATTCAGATGACGAGGACGGTGATAAGCCGAAGAAGTCTGCACGCGATCACCAGATCGAGCGCCTGAAGCGGGAAAAAGCTGAACTCGCGCGCCAGCTTCGGGAAACCGAACGGGCGAAAACGCAAGAATTGGCCGAACGTCTGGAAAAACTCGAAAAGGGCTTGCAGGGCGATAAATCTGGTGGTAATTCCGACACCGAGACACCTGCTCCCGATCCGAATGATCTGGACAAGTATCCCCTCGGGCACCTCGACGCCGATTACATCGAGGATAAGCTTGAATGGCTGGCTGAAACGAAAGCCACCAAACAAGCCGACGCGGTCCTGCAACGTCAGCAGGAATATGAGCAGCAGACCGAACTTCTCGATAAGGTCGATCAGCTTTCAACGCGCGGCACCGAAATCTTCGATGATTTTCAGGAAAGCGTGGTTGAAGCCGGCATGAGAGGCGATTGGGATCTTTCCCAGCCGACCTTCGAAGCTGCTCATGAAGCCGATAACGGCGCTCAAATCCTCTACAACTTGGCGCAGGACACCAAGGAAGCCACGCGGGTTGCCCGCATGACTCCTTACCAGCAGATCAAGTATGTGCAGGAAAAGGACGCTGAGATCAGCCGGAGCAAGACGCCGCGAGTTAAACCGCAGGCGGGCGAACCTCCCAAGAACACCGCGCGAGGGGCGAATTCCCGAACGCACATTAATCCGGCCACCGACAACCTTGAGGATTTTGAAAAGGCGTGGGCGGCGGACGAACGCAAAGGTAGATAATCTGGCGGCATCGGGGATATTCCGGTCCGTCTTTCTCAAGAAGGAGTATCCCCGATGGGTGCCGTTACCACTGAACAACAGAAGCTGGTCCTGAACGCCTTTGCGATGGTGCTTCAGAACAATCTCGTTACCTCTGATGCCGTGACCTGGAACGAATACGACGGCGAAATGGATGATCGCAACGGTCTCCAGGTGCTTGAACAGGTCACGCCGCGCTACACCGTCACCCGCACCGAAAACGGTGTGAAGGATCTGACCAGTGGCACCGACGGGACTGTGTTCGGCTCGGAACTGTTCGAAGTGACAGGCACCTTCAACGCCAACATGGGTTGGGGCGACTTCGTCAAGATCAAGGATATCGGCTCGGCACGCGAAAGCAAGGCGCTGCTCGGCGCCGCAACGTCGATGGCCGAGCGAATTGACGCCTACGTCCTTCAGAACTCTGTGAACGCTTCGGCTGACTGGCTCGGCGACGGCTCGACCTCGATCGACGAATGGGTCGATGCAGCCGCAGCCTATGCCCGCCTCAAGGAAAATGGCGTTGGTGACAACAATCTGTCCTACATCATGAACCACACCGACGAGGTCCGCTTGGGCGACCAGATCGTGAAGCTGCCGGCTCCGGACGCATTCGCGACTGCCACCTATCGCCGCGGCTTCTCGGGCGAACTCAACGGTCAGCGGACCATGTTCACGAACCAGCTTCCGGTTCTGACCACCGGCACCCGTCTTGCGACTGGCGAAGCCCTCGTCAACGGCGCTGCACAGAACGTCAACTACGCCGCTGTCGCTAAGGCGGGCGCGGTTAATGGTCGTCGCATGACGCAGAACCTTATCTGTGATACCGCAGGCACGAAAACCTACAAGGCTGGTGAAGTTTTCACCATCCCCGGCGTTTTCGCCTACGACAATCGCAAGCAGGCTGCGGTCACTCCGGCGCGTCTCCAGCAATTCACGGTTGTTGCTGATGCGACCGCAGTGGCTGGCGCTGTTACCCTGGTCATCTTCCCTGCGATCATCGTGCCAGGTTCGGGCGCGGGCGACAATATCCACATCAACACCGCTCATGCCACCGTGACTGCGGCTCCGGCTGACAATGCGGTGCTGACCTTCCTCGGCGCACCCAGCACGACCTTGTCGCCGCGTGTGCTGATCCAGAAGGAGGCTATCGTCGTCAACACCGTGCCGCTGGTTCTGCCGGCCTCGGATACTTCGATGCGCCGCCGCCTGAACAAAATCCCGCTGACTGTCCGCATGTGGCAGCACAGCGACTTCAACACTGGCGCGCATAATGTTCGGTTCGACGTGGCGCTCAACGTCAACGTCCGCGACCGTGTGCGGATTGCGCGCTTCAACGGCTCGTAATCAGCCCGCTCGACGTTCTCCGGAGCGTAAGCTGATAATCCCCCTGCCGAAACCCGCACGGCAGGGGGATTTTCCTCAAAGAAGGATTTCCGCATGAGTTTCGTCCGTGAAAGGTTCACTCCGAAGCCGATGGCAGCGAACGCTTCGCTCGGGATAAATGGACCGAATATCGGTGGTTTCCTCGCCAAGACGGCCGGCACGATTACGATTGTCAGCAAGGATGATCGAGGCGTTTCCGACGTGACCTTGGTTGACGCCGTGCCTGTGGCGGCGGGCTCATATACCCCGCTCCCGATCATGGTTCCTACGACCGGATACACGGTCACGCTCGCGGGTGGTGCTAGTGGCACGCTGATGGTTTAAGGAGAACTGGAAATGCAAAAGATCAGCGCACCTGCCTGGTTTTATGGCCCGAACGGAGAAGCCGAAATCTTCAACGATCCGAGCGATGTTCCGGCCGGCTGGCGGGATCATCCGTTCAAGGTCGACGAAACCGCGCCCGCTGAAAAGCGCGCCGCGGCGAAGCGCAAGCCCAAACCTGAATTGCTCGATCTCTAAACGAAGGAAACTGTCATGAAAAATTGTGGTAGCAAGAAAATGCCTTCGAAGATGATGGGCGGCAAAGGTTACAAGACCGGCGCCAAGAGCATGAAGCCCGCGAGCAAAAAGACGACCGCTCGGCGCAAGTAATTATGGAGCGCTTCTGTGACCTTGGTTTCTTCGATCATCAATGACGCCTATCGCGAAAGCAACATTCTGCCTCTCGCGAAAGCTCCGACTGCGGCACAGGAAACAGAAGCGCTCCGGCTGCTCAACCAGCTTTTATCAGCCATCTATGGTGATGAAGCTGGCGAAGGTCTGCAAGATTGGCCGCTCGGTAACTTCGGCCGCGAGAGCCCCGCTTATAATCTCGGCTGGACTGACGAGCAGATTGATCGCCCGCAGATCAATCGCCGGCTGATCGCGGTCAATGATCAAGCCAAGACGGTCCACCTCACACTGTGGCCGCAGGATGGCGCACGCATGGGGATCGCCGATCCGTTCGGGCGCTTGGCTTCCGTGCCTGTTACCCTCGACGCCAACGGGCGCACGGTCGAGGGCGCGGCAACGCTCCTGCTCAACACCAACGGGCTCTACCGTGAGTGGTTTTATCGCGCGGATCTCGGCAACTGGATGCGCCTTACCGGCGTCCTCGCGACCGACGAAATGCCCTTTCCGCCTGACTTCGATATATTCTTCACGATCCTTTTGGCTATGCGCGTCAATCCCCGCTACGGGCGGATGATGGACCCACAAAGTGCGGAAACGTTCAAGGGCCAAAAGAAATCTTTTGTCGCACGCTATCTGCAAGTCATGCCGCTTGAAGTCCTCGACGATATCTCATGGCCGTTTATGTCGACACAGTCGTATGACCAGCAGCGCGAATTCTCGTCGAGCCGCGCATTCAACAGGGGTAGCTACTTCGGGATCGGGAATTAGCGCATGGTCGACATTCCTCTCTCGCGCAGCGACTATTTTCGCAATGTGGCGAAAGAAGCCCGCATCCTGACGCGCAACCGCTACTTCGAGCAAAATCCTGTTTTGAGCGAGACGCAGGCGGCGCTGATCGCACGTCCTGGGTTGCGGCGCTGGTTAGAAGTCGGCGACGGGCCAATCCGCGGCATCTACAGTCAAGCTGGCAGCTTCAATGACGCGCTGTTTGTTGCCAGCGGCGAAAACCTCTATCGCGTCGGGACAGACAGCGCAGTGACGCTGATCGGGGCGATCCCGAGCGCGAGTCCTACGTCAGCGGTCGTTATGGCTGCGACCAGCAACATCGGCGTGACGCCGGCCAATCTGTTTGTCGCCTCGGGCTCGTCGCTCATGTGCTACCTCGAAAACGGCTATGCGCGCGGCACCATCACTGGCACTCCTGCGAACACCAATGTCGTAAGGCTCGGCAGCGTCTATTATCAATTCACGAATGCCAGCGTGAATGCAGGCACGCCGGCCGGCACGGTCGCGAATCCGTGGCTGGTGGCTTTGGGCGCTTCGGCTGCGGACGCATGGACAAACCTTTACAGCGCGATCGGTGCGGCAGGCGCGGCCGGCACGCAATATAGCACCGCCCTGACCATTAATCCCGACGCGCAGACGACCAATTTCACGGCAACCCAAGTCGACGTGCGGGCCAATGCTCTCGGCGCGCTCGGCAACGCTGTCGTGACGACGGAGACGGGCGGCGCTATCTCGTGGACCGCGGGCACGCTGACAGGCGGCGGATCGCCGATCTGGTTTCAGGTCGCAACGCCCGACGACGTTGGCGTGATCAGTCTCGGCTATATTGCATCCTATGTCGTGGTCGTGCCAGCACAGGGGCAGGATATTAATGGTCGCTTCTACTGGATTGACCCGGGTGAAACGAGCATCGATCCTCTCGATTTTGCAACAGCCGAGCGCGCTCCTGATCCGATCTCGGGCGTGGTGATCTTCGGGGACCAATTCTGGCTCCCCGGGGACAAGACGACTGAAACCTGGTATTTCAGCGGCAACGAGGACGCGCCAGTGCTCCGCGTGCAGGGCGTCGTTTTTGACCGCGGCGCGTGGGCAGGAACCGCTATCCAAGTCAAGGACAGCATGATAATCGTGGACAACGAAGGAGCGGTGTTCCAGATCGCGGGTAGTCCCAAGCGCATTTCACGTCCAGATATCGAAGAACGAATTCGCAAGGCAATTGCCCTGCAAACACTAAGGGGTTTCTGATCATGTCGATTCAGTGGGCAGACGATTTCAGCCGCTACGGCACAGGGTCCGCAAGCCGCACCGCGATGCTGGAAGGGCTTCCTTATGCCAACATTGATAGCAGCTCTGGCGGGCGGGGAGAGGTTCACAATGATCCCGATCCGAATGAAACCGGCCGCGCATTTCGGCTACCTCCTGGTGGCGCAAGCTGGCAGAATCAATTCCGCATTGCGTTGCCTACGGTTATCAGCGCGACTGGCCGGATTGCCTGCCGCTTGTGGCAGGCGCAGCTTCCTACCTCTACCAGTGGACGCCCTACGATTGGTTTCCAACGCGGGGACAATTCCACAGTCGCTTACATGTTAATCGAGCAGAACGGCTCTATTACGGTTAACGGTCGGGTTGCTGGGGTGGATACTCAGGTAGCTGATAGCGTTAACCCGATTGTTTCACCTGCTTCTTGGAACCATTTCGAGTTTGCACATAACAGGGCTACCGGCGCAGGTTCTGTGCGAGTCAATGGTGTCGAGCGTTTGACGTGGACAGGGGTAGACACAGCTAACAATCTTGAGTTTGCTCAGATTACTGCGGCAAGCGGCAATACTTTGGGCCAGATTGTTCATGTGAAGGATCTCGTGATTTCGGACAGCGTCGGCACCGTCAACAACGGCGTCAACGGGACCGTCATCGTGCGGCGCTTGAGCCCGAGTGCGGACAACACGCTTGGCGGCTGGACCCCGAGCACTGGCGTTACCGGCTTCCCCCTGCTTGATAAGGACGCGCCGAATGACGCGACTTATATGAGCGGGAATGACACGCCGCCTGCTCCGATGGCTTTCGCTCTCGACAATCTCCCTCCCGATATCACCAGTGTTCGCGCGCTGTTGTCTGTTGTGCGGATGCGCAAGATCGACGGCGGGGACGCCACGGTAGAAAATTCGCTGTCGCCGAACGGCACGAATTGGGACGCTGGCGCCGATCGCCCGATTACGTCGGCATTTTCCTATTACTTCGACGTGTCGGAACTCGATCCGGCAACCTCGACCGCTTGG